CCGGGGCTGAGGCGCCCGCAACGCCAAGGAGCCATCCCTGACGAGGCGAGCGATCTGCGGCGCGGTGAGCGCCGGCAGCGGATCCCCCGGCTTGAACTGCCGAGGCAGCCCAGGACCGGGGTTCCCGAATGCTCGTCCCGCGGGGATGTAGTAGTCAACCATGGGTCTGCGCTCCCGTTAGGTGGACTAACTCAGGGCGACGTTGTTGTTCCAGCTTACTTCCCACGCCAGCACGCCAGCCAACTGGATAGCCACCAGTTCGATGGCGTCCCGCGCGGCGCCGAACGTCATGATCGTGTTCCCTGCCACGTTGATCGCCGAGGCCGCTGTGACCACTCGATCGCCGACCGCGTAGACGTCACAGACGAGCACGAGGCGCTGACCGAGGAACGTCGGGATCGCCAGGGTGTTCGTCTCTGCTGCCGCCGTGGTGATCGCAACCACGCCGGACGCGGTCACCGGGATGGCGGCGCCAGTGCCCGGATCCGTGATCGTGTTGGTCGCCAACTGTACCGAAGTCAGAGTGCCGTCGATGACGACGTCTCCGAGGAACTTTCGGTCCTCAAGTACGGGCAGGCTCATGGCCGCCTCCTTCCTGGCCGCTAGGCCACGACCGCGGAGAACAGGTAGCCCAGGGCGGGCGTCGGCACGGTGAACTGCTCGGCGTACACCGCGTCGATCTGCTCCTGGTAGCTGCCCGGGAGGTCGTACCGACGGATCTCCGGGTCGCCAGCACCGCGGAAACGGAACCGCTGCACGCAGGACTGCGGGGTGTACGGAGTCGGGCTCTGCGCGATGTGGCAGAACAGCGCGAACTTGCCCCAGATGAAGGACTTGGACTCAGCCAGCCCCTCTGCCGCGGTGTTGCTGGACGCGCTGCCGACGATGATCCGATCCACGTCCATGATGGCCGCGAGCGCGGAATCAGGCACGATCCCGCCCGTCGAGCCGGTGCGGCTCCAGAGCTCGAGGACGCGATCATTCGTGCGGAGCCCCTTGTAGGCCTCGTACCCGAGGATCAGCGTGTTCGGCTTCTTGCCCGCGTTCGTCAGGGTCGAGTCCTGAGCGATCATCGAGTCGCCGACCGGGTCCGATCCGGCCACGTCCCACCCGGTGCCCGCGGCGGCGGTGTAGCCGGCGAAGGTCGTAGCGTTGAAGAGCAACGACGCCAGGACGCGCTCTCGCACGATCCGGGTATGCGCCATGAGGTGCGCGGTCTTCGCGCGGCGCAAGTCGTTGCCGTTGCCCTCAGCGAACTGCTGGCTCTGCTTGTTGACCTTCACGCCGAGGCCGTGCTGCTGAATCGCCCAGCCAGCGACCTTGCTGATCGTGGTCGGGATGATGTTCGGCTTGTCCATGCCGTCGGTCAGCACCATGTCATCGAAGGGGCTCTCGGCCGCGAAGCCGCCGCCGACGTCGATGAAGTTGCCGGTCATCGTGTCCACGTCGATCACGGGGCACGCCAGCGGGTTGTAGGCGATGTACGACCCGTCGTCCGGCGTCAGGAGCCGAGCGTAGCGCTGGAGGAACTTGTCCTGTGTGTAGTCAGTGCGGTTTGCCATCGGTTAGCCCTCTTCGTAGTAGGACGGGGCCCAGAGGACCGACGCCAGTTCACCATCCGCGGCGTCCTGCAAGCAGATCCCGATGGCGTAGTTTCCGGTTGTGGCGGTAGTCGCCTCGCCGCTCGCGTCGCTCATGACGAGCGTGCCGTCGGTCAGGGCAGCGCCCGCGATGACCTTGATCACGCCGCCGACCTGCACGTCGACGTACTTCGTATCCGTGTTCGAGCCGCCGACCACGTCGGTCAGGGCGCCGATGGCGAGCGCGCCAGCGCCGCAGACGTCGAGGTCAGCGCCGCCGCTGGAGAGCGCGACCAAGAACCACTTCGAGGATGCGAGGTTGGCGTCGCTCTTGAACGACTGGCAAATCGGGTTCCACTTCTGTCCCATGGCCTAGGCCTCCGCTGCGGGGGTGTAGTTGATGAGGGCGGCCTTGGCCGGGTCCTTCTCGATCTCGTTGCTGGCCTGGACCCACGCCGAAGCGGCGGGCACGTCATCGTCGGCCTGGATCCTCTCAGCGAGCGCGGCGACCTCGGCCAGCACGCTGTCGGCGGTCAGGGGTCCGGCCTCGACCGGGACGCCAGTGGCGGGCACGACGGGCGCGACGGGCACGGCGTTGGCGGGGAAGATGGCGTGCGCCTCCTCCTCGCCCAGCGCGGCGAGCACCTTGAGGTAGCGCGGACCCTGCGCGAGTCCGATCCGGCCCTCGTGAACCGCCTGCTTGACGGTAAGCGCCTTGCTCGACTCGGTCAGGGCGACGAACTCGGCCTTGGCCGCGTCCCGCTGCTCGGTCATGGCGACAAGCTCGGAGGCCAGCGTGTCCGCTCGCTCCGTCAGAGTGTGCAGCGCGGCCAGGGCCTCGCCTTCGGTCGCGGTCTCGGACAGCGACAGGGCGCCGCTCAGGAGCTTGATGTCCATCTGTGGGACCTCCGTTGTGGGGGATGAGGTGCGCTCGGTCGCGGCCACGGGCGCCATCGACTGAACGAAAGGGGTATTCGTGAGGGTGCCGCCGAAGGGCACCCAATGGGGGATGGGCTCGCCGGCCTTGGTCTGCATGAGGCCAGGCGGCGCGATGTCGATGGAGTACCCGCGGAAGCCGCCGGCCCGGACTCGAGCTCGGCCCTGCGCGGTGTAGTGGTGCAAGCCCATCAGCGAGTAGCCGCCGGCCTCGTTGGCCTCGACCCGGACGTCTGAGACCCAGGCGGCAGCGGCGAAGACCTCGCCCTCGTCGGGCTCCTGACCTGTCACCATCCGCAGCGCGGCGCCGAACTCGGCGTGGTCGTAGCCGACCGGGGCCCGCCCGTCGAGCAGGTAGCCCTCGGCCTTGATGGCGGCGAACCCGCGCGCGGCGCTGTCGAGGTCGGCCCGCGTGAACTCGGCCACGTCGTGCCCGCTCAGGCTGGCGCCGCCGACAAACCGCGACTTGTGGACGCCGCTCCGCAGCATTTCGACCCAGCGCGGGCCGTCGTCGGCAGCATCGGCCGCGAGCGCGTGAGGTGCCGTGATGGTGGCGACAGGGGAGGTCACGCGAAAAGGGTGCTTGACTTATCCCCGCGCTGTCATCGCAAGAGTTGACTCATAGCCCCGAGTCTGAGCCCCAGTCCGTGCCGCACCATTCGTCCGGCCGCACGTCGCGCTTGGCAAACCACCTCGACCGCCACGGCTCGTTCGCTGGGGGGATGCCGTTCACGCGCCGCAAGTGCTGGATCGCCTGCCGCGTCAGGTCCTCGCGCAGCGCCACAACGTGATCCGGGTCGCGCCCGATGCCTGCCGGTAGGTCCGTGCGCTTCGGGTTGCCCATCAGGGCGCCGTCGGGGGCAGCGGGAACGCTCGCTCTCGCTCGGCAGCGAGGAGGAACACCCTGGCGAGAGAAACGACCCCTGCGCTGCCCGTCTGCTTCCCCCAGACGCGGCTCCTGGCCACGCCGGCCATACTCGGCGCGCGGTCGTAGTTGATGACATCCGCAGCCATGCGGCCCATCGGGAGGCACGAGCACGGCGAGGCGTCGAAGACCGACCCGCTGTCAAGCGCGGCGGTCAACTCCTCAACGTGGCCCATACTGCTCATGTGGACGTGGAAGATCGATCCGTCGGCGCGCGTCAGGACTGCGACGTATTCCATCAGGGCGCCGTCGGGGGCAGCGGGTTGACGTTCTGTCCGTTCAGCTGCCCGGGAGGCAGCGCGAGCACGAGGCAGTTACATCGGTCGCCGCCCTCGCAGTCCCTGTAGGGCGTCGAGTAGGTCGGCAGCTCGGACGCGCCGAAGACGGCGCCGTCTACAGCCTCGCATTGGGCGCACGTATCGCTCTCCATGAGGTTGCTGAACATGAAGCGCTCCACGCCCTCGGCCTGCTGCTGCTGGGCTCGTGCGAGCCCGAACGTGGTATTCACGTCGCCCTGCGCCTGGTTGCGCTCGACGCCGGGAGACAGGTCTAGGATCCCCTGAGTGACGAGGCCGACGAGGCCCGATGGCAGCATGCCGCCCACGCCTTGAGCCTGGACCGTGGCGGCGGCCGACGCGCGGAGCCGGCCCGCCATCGTCGCGGCCGTCGTTCGGGCGATGGCGTCAATGGCCTCTTCGGGCTCGATGTCGTCAAACAGGCTCTGCTGCGCGTCCGGGCTCGGAGCGGGGGCCTTGACCCTGCGCTTGCCCTTGCCCTTGGGCGCTGCATAGGCGCCGGGCGCGGATACCATCAGTTCCAGCAGCGATCCGTGGTCGCACATGCGAGCAGGCGGCGCGATGTCGACGCCGACTTCAGCGGTCCCGTCAGCGATCCGACGCGCGAGGTCGGGATCTGCCTCGATCCGCTCCAGTTCTGCGACGACGGACAGCCCGCCCGCCCGGTACACCCGCCGCAGCGCCGGGCGGATACTCTCGACCAACTCGGCCTGACCAGGGACCGGGATCGACGCCACGTCTCCCAGGTCGGCGGCCTCGGCGTCGATGGCCTCGGCGTATTCCTGCGCGATGTCCTCCCTCCAGCGTGTCAGGACCCGCGCGAGCTCGTCCTTGCCGGCGCTCGTCGCGCCGCGGGTCTCGGACAGGCGCACGGCCTCCTCGAGCGGACGCACCGCACGGCCGCGAGGACCGGAGAGCATGCGATCCGCCCGCGTCCGCTCTGGCCCCAGCTCGGACGCAGCCACAGGGGCCACCTCGCTCTCGTCTTCGGCGTCGTCCGCACCCTCGCCGCCCTCGTCAACGGTCGGCTCTGAGCCGCCACCGCTCGGAGGCGTCGGCTCGTCATCGTCGTCGGGGCTGTTGACCTCTGGGGGCGCCTCGTTCTCCAGCCGGGCGCGCCACTGCTCGCGGGTCTCCTGCGGCATCTCGGCCAGCGACAGCGCAGCGCGCACCCGGTCCTCGATCCCTCCGTCCAGCGTCAGCGCGCCGCCGGCCGAGGCGTCGGTGATGGCCTTAACCAGCTCGGACGGGTCGGCGACGGGCATCGGCCCGAAGGCCAGCGTGGGATATTGGTCGATGCCGTCGAAGTTCAGCGACAGCAGGCGCTTGAGCGGCGCCGTGGCGACCGGCCCGCTGCTCAGGGTCTGCACGATCTGCCGCGCCACGACCTCGGCCAACTGGTGGAACTCGGCTTTCTGCGAGCCGTGCAGCGCCTGGGTGCCGTTGGCGCTCCCCGTGGCAACGTGCTGCGCGAACATGCCAGCGAGCGCGTCAAGTTTCAGCTGCTGCTTCGTGGCGTCGATGTCGCCGGCCCTGAATGGCACCTCGTGCCACTTCAGCGAGTAGCCGATCGGCAGCGAGAACCGCACCGACGAGCCCACGCGCAGGTTCGACACGATCGAGTTCACGCCGGCCAGCTCGGCCGGGTTCGCGTCCGGGCCGATGACGATCTCGGGCACGCCGAAGGCGGCCTTTTGCCAGCCGTTGACCTGGAGCTTCGAGAGCGTGCGCCACTGCTGCCACAGGATCCAGGCGGGCCGGAGCAGGCCATAGGGCGCCGGGTCGTCGCCATTCGGCAGGAAGCGAGCGTGCACGAGCTGGTCAGGGTCGAGCTCCACGTCCTCGGTGCGGACGCCCGGCTCGTCGCTGCCGACGTCGTACACCTCGACGCCCCATCGCTGCGATCCGTCGCGGGCGGTGTGCGGGATCCAGTCGGTGACGTTCTGGCTCGGGATAGGGGCGATCTGAAGGACGTGCGCGCCCTGTAGGACGACCTTTCCGTCCTCGTCGCGCACTGTCAGGGACGGATCCACCGGGTAGTAGGGCTGCCCGAGAACGAAGCCGCGGATCGGCAACGGCGCGAACTGCGACAGCAGGCCCATCATCCCGCCGCCGCCGCCGCTGTAGTGGCTATCGATGGCGACTCGGAGGAACTCGGCGTGGGTCAGCGCGTTCTTGTCGCCGCCCTTCGCCGGGTCGATCATCCACGGGCGAGACAGGGTCGTCAGGGTCCAGGCGAGTTGACCGGCCTGCAAGATCGACCACTCCCGCATCATCTTATCGAGCGCGCCGAGGTCCCCGTAGGACCCGAACCACGACTCCTGATCAAGCCGCGGGTTCGGCTCGGTCTGCACCTGGCCGCCTGTGACGTATGCGGTCGGCGGGGTCCAGTCGCGCTTGGGCAGGCCTCCGGGCATCGCCTGCGCGAAGGCAGCAGCGCCGGTCGGCATCACCGACTGCGGCTGGCCCGAACGCCTCGCGGCCTCGACAGTGGACGCAGAGACGGAAAGGGGCCAGAAGGGGTTCGTCATGGCGCCCACAATACGCGCGAGTGTGTTATGGGCGCAACGTGTTAGGCGTCAGGCCTCGCAGC